CCCGGACACGAATTTACTAAAAAAATAACTCGAATATTTAAAGAAAATGTTTGTTTTCCGTGTTGGACTAATCCTAATTTTACATTTGATGCTGGTGATTGGGATTGGTGCCCTATTTGGAAAGGAACAGACAAACAACACATTTGTCAAAAATCAATCACCCCACAATTAGTTATGTCTAAAATTAAACCTTTATTAAAAAAATAATATTTATACACATATGGAAACAAAAATTTTAACACAAGAAGAACTTACACAACTAAGAGATCTTCAAAATCAACAAAATACTATTCTAATGAACTTAGGCTCAATTGAGTACCGAATGTCAGTACTAGAACAAACAAAAATTGAATTAAAATCTCAAGTCTTAGAGATTGAAAAGATGAACAGTAAATTAGGAGCTGAATTAACCGAAAAATACGGAAATGGTAATCTTGATTTAGAAACAGGTGAAATCACTATTGAATAAAATTTTCTAATATTAAGTTATATTTAAAGGTTTTACAAACATTTTTGACGAAATTTCATATATTTATAATAAAACCAAAAACATAACTTGCAATGGCAGAAACTTTAATTTCACCTGGAGTATTAGCTAGAGAAAATGATAACTCATTTATCACTCAACAACCAGTAACCGTAGGCGCAGCTCTTATAGGACCTACTGTAAAAGGCCCTGTAGAAATACCAACTTTATGTACTACTTACAGTAGCTATTTAAATAAATTCGGTAGTATTTTCTTGAGTGGTGGTCAAGAATATAGTTATTTTACCTCAATTGCTGCTTACAATTATTTCCAACAAGGAGGCCAAAGCCTATTAGTAACTAGAGTAGTATCAGGATCATTTTCTGAAGCTACAGTTACAGGTGGTGCTATTAGTGGTAGTAATGCTACTGGCTCATTTACACTAAAAACTATTTCTGAAGGTACTATTATGAACAACTCAGGTTCATTAGGTACTAATGGTATTTTATCTAGTGGCTCATCTGATAACGTAAGATGGCAAATCACAGGTGTAGATACAGGATCAGGCCAATTCAGTCTATTAATTAGACAGGGTAATGACACAACTACAGAACCCGTTGTACTTGAAACTTGGGCTAATTTATCATTAGATCCAACTCAAGATAATTACATAGCTAGAGTAATTGGTGATAGTCGCAAAACTTTAGTAACGGATGGTGACGGAGTTTCATACATTCAAGAAGTAGGTAACTATCCTAACAGTTCAAACTACGTTTATGTAAGTGCAGTTCAACAACCAACCCCAAATTATTTTAATAATAACGGAACTGCCCAAAACGCTTTTACAGGTTCAATCCCAACAGCCGCTAGTGGTACCTTTACAGGAGCCACAGGTGATTTATTTTACGGAGGAGGAGCTGCTTACTATTCACAATCAGGTGTTACTGCTGCTAATGTCCAGGGTATTTCAGGTAGTAATTATGATAAAGCCATATCGTTGATGGCTAACCAAGACGATTACAGATTTAATGTAATTTCAGTTCCAGGTTTAACTATGGACATTAACGCATCTCAAGTTACTACTTTAGTAGATACAATTCAATCTAGAGGAGATGCTATTGCTGTAATAGATACAGTACCATATAATGCTACAGTCAATACTACTGTAACTGAAGCTAATTTAATTAATAGTTCATACGCAGCAACATATTGGCCTTGGGTACAAACAATCGACCCAGGAACTGGTCAATTGGTTTATGTACCAGCATCAACATTAATTCCCGCTGTATACGCGTTCAATGACAATGTATCTGAACCATGGTTTGCACCTGCCGGAATCAATCGCGGTGGACTAGATACGGTAGTAAGAGCCGAAAGAAAACTAACACAATCTCAACGTAATACACTCTATACTGGTAACATCAATCCAATTGCCACATTCCCAGGAACTGGAGTTGTGGTATATGGTCAGAAAACTCTCCAGAAAAAAGCGTCTGCACTCGATCGTGTAAATGTACGTAGATTGTTAATCGCTCTTAAGTCTTACATTTCTCAAGTAGCTAATAACTTAGTGTTTGAACAAAACACAATTGCTACAAGAAACCAATTCTTAAGCCAAGTTAACCCATATCTTGAATCAGTTCAACAACGTCAAGGTTTGTATGCGTTCAGAGTAATTATGGATGATTCCAATAACACTCCGGATGTAATCGATAGAAACCAGATGATTGGTCAAATTTATCTACAACCAACCAAGACAGCTGAATTCATTTACCTAGATTTCAACATTTTACCAACGGGAGCTACTTTCCCATCATAAGAGTTGTAATTAACGATATTTATAATAAAATAAACAATATAGCAAAATGGCAGTATTAGATCCAAACGAAATATTTTTCACAGCGTTTGAACCCAAACAGGCGAACCGCTTTATCATGTATGTAGATGGTATCCCCGCTTACACAATCAAAGCAATTTCAGCTGTTACTTTTGAACAAGGTGAAGTAGTACTTAACCACATCAACGTATACAGAAAGGTTAAAGGTAAAACTACCTGGTCGGATTTAACAATGACATTGTTTGATCCAATCACTCCTTCTGGAGCTCAGGCAACAATGGAATGGCTTCGCCTACACCACGAATCAGTAACAGGACGCGATGGTTATTCAGATTTCTACAAGAAAGATTTAACTATCGATATTTTAGGACCCGTAGGTGATATTGTTTCTGAATGGGTAATTAAAGGAGCATTTATTAAAGGTGGTAACTTTGGTGAATACAACTGGGATACAGAAAACCAAGCGATTAATATATCACTAACAATTGGTATGGATTACTGTGTACTAAACTTCTAATAAAAGTTTACATAAAATTAAATTTAAGCTTGGCTATGCCAGGCTTTTTTTTTATATTATATGTATAATAGACAAACTAGTTTTATTAAATAAAAATTTATGAGCGAATTTAAAATTCCAACCGAAATGGTTGAACTACCTTCAAAAGGTTTACTATACCCCGAAGGAAATCCTTTAAGAGAAGGAAAAGTAGAAATGAAATACATGACTGCTAAAGAAGAAGATATTCTTACTAACCAATCATACATCAAACAGGGCACAGTTTTAGATAAACTAATACAATCTCTTATTGTAACTAAAGTTGATTACAATGATTTAATTATAGGAGATAAAAATGCACTTATGGTTGCATCTCGTATTTTAGGTTATGGTAAAGATTATGATTTTGTCTATGACGGAGAATCATACATTATAGATTTATCTCTTTTAGATAACAAATCTTTTGATGAATCTTTAATTACAGAAGGAGTAAACGAATTTACTTATACCCTACCTAATTCAGGTAATTTAATAACTTTTAAAATTCTTACAGCAGGTGACGATAAAAAAATCGATGCTGAATTAGCGGGTTTAAAGAAAATTAATAAAGATTCTTCCCCAGAACTATCTACTCGCTTAAAATACATCATTACCTCAATTAATGGTGATAGAGAAATTAAATCAATTCGTGAATTTGTAGATAATAATTTATTAGCTCGCGATTCAAGGGCATTACGTGAATATATTCGTACTGTACAACCTGATGTTGATTTAACATTTACTTCAAATAGCGGTGAGGAGGTCGCTATACCAATAAATCTTAGCTTTTTTTGGCCTGACGCCTGAGATAGCCTCTCAAGTTAGAATGAACTTATTTACCCAAATCCATGAAATAATATTTCATGGTAAGGGTGGTTATGACTGGAATACAGTCTATTCGATGCCTATATGGTTAAGGAAATTTACTTTCTTTAAAATACAAGAATTTTATAGCGAAGAATCTAAAGCATCTGAACAAGCCGGACAAGGCAAAAATAAAATTACAGCGGTAGACCCATCAGGTAAGGTAAACACCCCAGCATTTATGGGTGCTTCTAAATCTCACAATAAAACAAGTTATAAATAAAAACATATTTATTTAATATTTATAATAAATGCTTTAGATGGCCGACGATATAAAACTACAAATAGCTGAGCTAGAAAGACTTAAAAAGGAGTACGAAAAACTCACTAAGAAGCCTGCTCCTTTATTTGATACGAGTAATCTTAAAAATGCTAAAGCTGCGGTTGAGGGTATGTCGTTGGCTTTAAAAGAAGCTATAAGAGTTGCGGATGAATTAAAAGAAGGATTTAGGGGGATACAAGATGAACTTGATGGTATATTACAAGAAATAGTTAAAGGCAATAGGGCTGTAGATATATCTAAAAAATCTTTATCATCTGTAAGAGATATAGCTCAAAAATTAAAATATGATCAAGCTGGTATTTATGAATTAAATAGAAAACAATTATTAGCAGTACAAGATAAGCAAAAAATAGCTGAAAAAGAATTAAGAGATCAAGCTGAAAGGTTAGCTAGAGAAAAAGGGATTGTAGATCTATCTCAAGTTCGTTTAAAATTTATTAAAAATTTAACTGAGGATGAATTTGCTATTTTAAAAATGGCTCAAGATGAATTTGATGTACTTAATCGTTCTAATCTTTTACTTAACCAACGTATTCTTAAAGAAGAAAGAATAGAAGAGTTGATGGGTTTAGGGGGTGTTGCTCTTAAAGGAATTGAACAATCTCTTAATAAATTAGGCTTAGGTAGTTTAGCCAGTGCTTTAGGTGTAGACAGTGCACTAGAAAAAATGCGTGAACTAGCTAAAGAAATTGAAGAAGCTAGTGGTGCTACTCTTTCGTTTGCTGATAAAATAAAAGTATTAAAAACAGGTTTTGGAGAAGTAAAAGATCAGTTAGCTGAATCTTTAACTGACCCTCTAGCTATAGGTACGTTTTTAGCTACTCAAATAACTGATGCTTTCTTATCTCTAGACAAATCTACAGGAGAATTAGCTAAAAATTTTGGAATATCTTATAGAGCAGCCTCAGGTTTATCAAATGATCTAAATTCAGCAGCTAATAATTCTTATTTACTTAATGTTAACACTCAAGGTTTAACCGAAGCTCTTATAACATTAAACAACCAATTTGGAACCTTTGCTTATCTTAGTGAAGAAGCTCTAACTACATTCACCAGATTAACTAAGGAAGCAGGATTATCGGCTGAATCCGCTGGTATGTTATTTAGAACCACAGTATTAACTGGTAAAGAAGTAGAAGGTACAACTAAAGAATTTTTAGGTGAAGCCTCAGCTTTAGCAGCTACTAATGGTATCGCTTTAAATCAAAAGCAAATACTTGAAGAAGTAAAAAATACATCACAAGCTACTTTACTTTCTTTAGGGGGTCAACCAGCTAAAATAGCTGAAGCTATAGTACAAGCTAAACTATTAGGTGTTAATTTACAACAAGTAGAAGGAATAGCTAGTTCTTTACTTCAATTTGAATCCTCTATCTCGGCCGAACTAGAGGCTGAACTATTAACTGGTAAAAACCTTAATCTAGAAAGAGCAAGATTAGCAGCTATTAATAATGATTTAGCAACTGTAGCTGAAGAAATTGCTAAACAAGTAGGTACTGCCTCTGATTTTACAGCTATGAACGTTATTCAACAGGAAGCTTTAGCTAAATCTGTTGGAATGACTCGTGAAGACTTAGCTAAATCTTTAATTGAAAGAGAGGCACTAGTTAAACTTTCAGGAGTTGAAGGTAAAACTACTCAAGAAAGATTTAATAACTTAGTTAAAGAAGTAGGTTTAGAAGAAGCTAAAAAATGTTTAGGTGATGAAGCATTAGCTAACCAATTAGCAGGTCAATCTGTTCAAGAAAGATTTACAGCTTCTATAGAAAAACTTAAAGAAGTTTTTGTATCTTTAGTAGAACCTTTAATGCCAGTATTAGATATATTTGCTGAAATAGCTGGAGTAGTATCTGCTCTTGTAGCAGGTCCTATGGGTCAAATATTAAAATTTGCGGCTACGTTAGCTAAATATCTTTTACCTGTGTATGGGTTATATAAAGGTATACTAGCCCTCCAAAAAGCTAATGTAGCTATTAGCAGAGTTGCGGCCATAATAGAAGCTGGTCGATTAACAACTTTACAAGGACAAGTAGTTGCTAGAGGTGAAGAAAATGCTATAAGTAAAATTAGTATATTTTTAGCTAGAACTAAACTATTTTTTACAAACGCCGAATATAGAGCAACTGTTTTAACTAATACCCAAAAAACTATAGGTAATACTATAACTAGAATTGGTAATGCTTTTAAAAAAGGAGGATTAATTTATGATATAGGTGCTGCTGCTGTAAATGCTATAGCAGCTACAATGAAATTTTTAGGTAAATTTTTAGGACCATTTGCTATCCCTGCTGCTATTGCTGCAGGTGGTGTTATAGCTGCCGCAGGTTATAAATTTTTGAAGGGTAATGACGTAATGTCTCAAGGATACGGCAAACGTACCCTTATGGCCCCTGAAGGCGCTATCCAACTAAACGATAAAGATACAGTAATAGCTGGTACTGATTTAGGGGGTGGAACACCTGCTCCATCAGGAGGTGGATCAGTAAACATGGCTCCTTTAGTTGCTGAATTACAAGCTATTAAAACTCTACTTAATACAGTATTAAATAAAGAAGGTACTATCAGCATTAATGGCACTACTGTAGCTACTGCTATTTATCCGGACATTCAAAGAATGTCTAGATTAAAAGACTTTAAAACTCAATAATTTTTAATATTTATAATAAAATCTTAAATTAATAAACATGGGACTATTAGATAAATTAACAACACAAGGTTCTAACTTAACACCCTATGATGGGTCAACTCCTAAAGTTAATCCTTTAGCTACTAAGCAATCTAAATTACATGCTGATGGTAATCAACCCGGATATTCTTTAAACGGTTCAGCTGCCTCTATTGTAACTACAGATTATACAGCCTATAACGATGGATACAATAATGCTTTACCTCAACCATCACAGCTAGACCTTAACGGAAAAACTCCTTCTAAGTATTTAGACAATCCTCCAGGATAATATTAAATGCCTTTAATAGATTTAGTAACCGATCTTAAAAGCCTCAAGTACGGTAAGGATACCCCTGGAGGCGGATATAGTGGACAACCCTATATCCAGGCTAAGATTCCGGATGGTTTAGAACCAAAATCACCTGACTTTATTTTAAGGGGAGGTTACTTAACTGTAGGAGATTCTTTAACAGATATCAAAAGACTAACTAAAATGTTTTTTGATTTAAAGTCTCCCAACGGACTATTTTTTATTGCTAAACAAAACGTTTTATCTAACTCGGCAGTTCGTACTCAAACAAGTGGTGTATTAAATGAAGGTATTTATACCCCACTAAACACATTAGCTCAAGCTGGTGTTATAGCTTTTGGGGGTCATTTAAATAAACAAGGTATAAATCCGTTTGCATTAAGCGGCGCTTATGCTCCTAATGAATATCTCTATTATAATAAAATAAATAAAGATAATTTAGATTGGGTAAACTCTGGAGGAGCTACGTCACTAGATAATAGATTATTTGCTTTATACGAATCTCGAATTTTAAATAATGAAATTGGGGGTTACGCTAAACCTAATAATATTAATGTTGAACTAAAAAATACCCTATTAACTTATAGAGGAGGACCTGGTTCTACATTAGGTGTAGGTCAAACAGACATTAGATTTGAAGATAATGGTAATAAAAGAACAGGTGTAAATAACGTACAACTTATTAATTCTGGATTTTTTGGAAAAAAACAACAACTCCCAATCCCAGGTACTCCTTTCTTTATTAATGTAGTTGAAACCCCAAAAAATCCATCTGCTGGTAATTTTGATGTTTTTAAAAGACCTAATAGTAGAACAACTAGTTTATTTATATCTCCTTATGGGGTTACAAATGCTTATGAATCGGCTACAGGTCAACTATTACCACTTGCCCCTAATAGAGCGGCCGTTGTAAGTATAAATGGAGGATATACTTTTGATCCTAGTTTTTATAATAATGTTTATCAATCAGGATCTTTAAAAATTAATGATTCTGTAGCAATGTTAGGTCCCTATTCAGGATCTAGAATTTTACAATCTGTTAATAGTAGAGGAGTACAAGTAGGTGGTTTACAAGTAGCTTTTTTAAAACCTTGGACTAAAGGTAATATATATAATACCCCATCAGGGAAAATAGCTTCTATTGGTTTACCCAACACTAATGTAAATACACCCCAAAGTTCATCTTCTGCTATTTCAAATAAAGGTATAATTAGTGATGAAAGTGTTTATACTTATAGTGGAACTTTAATAAAAAATGAAAATGTAAACCCTCCTACTAGTAATCATTTATCTCCTAAAACACAAGATTTTAGACAAGTATTAAGAGATAGTTTAAGAGGAACACAAAAAGAAAATGCTAATAAATCAGGAGCTACAGCTAAATCTTTAAGTTACGATATAGGTGAAAACCAAACAATCGAAGGCAGAACTAATTTAGGAGATCCAGGTGCTAGATCAGGTAATGATTATTCTTCATATACAGCAGGTGTTGTAGGACCGGGTCGTACCGGAACACCTCTTGATAAAATTAATGGTTCCTCAATTTATACTAGTGAAACAGGCCCCGCAACACTTGGTCCTTCCGGAAAACTTTTAAATGATTTAGTTTCTTTTAGGATAGGAGCTATTGATAACTCTAGCCCTACAACAATAAGTTATATGCATTTTAGAGCATTCATTGATAGTTTTACAGATAACTATACGGGTGATTGGAGTGGGTATAATTATTTAGGTAGAGGTGAAAAATTTTATACCTACAACGGATTCGATAGAAAAATATCCTTAAGTTTTAAAGCTGCAGCCCAATCAAAGGAAGAACTAATTCCAATGTATAAAAAACTAAATTATCTAGCTTCAAACTTAGCTCCCGATTATAGCGGTGAGTATGGTTATATGAAAGGATGTTTTATTACTTTAACAGTTGGTGGATATCTCTATGAGCAGCCAGGATTTATTACTAACTTATCATACGATATAATAACGGAATCACCATGGGAAATAGCTATAAACGACACTAATGGAGATCCAGATCCAACAGTTAAACAATTATCTCATATGGTTAAAGTAGGTTCATTTGACTTTACTCCTATTCACAATTTTATACCACAAAAACAATCTATAGGAGTAACTAATAATGGTCGTGAACAAGTTGGAAGAGAAGAATACATAGCATTAGCTAATCCTAATGATGGTTCAACTAACTGGGCAGCCGGAAAAAGTATAAATAAATATTTTAAAAGCATATAAGATTTATAACTTTAAATGAATAGATATAGAAATATTCCCATAATTAGAAGTACTACTGGTAAACAAATGTATGCTACTTCTCGCTACCCCGAAATACCTTTATCCTCGGATGATATCTATGTTTACACTACTCAAGGAGATAGATATGATATATTAGCTCTTCAATATTATACTAATTCTTCTTTATGGTGGATTATAGCATCTGCTAATCCTAATACAGGACTTAATTCATTAGTTATCCCCGAAGGTATTCAAATTAGAATTCCTAGCGATTATGCTAGTGTTATTACCCAATTTAATTTAATAAATCAGTTATGAATGTTGTCGGAGAAGCCGTCTCAGATTATGTTTCTGAACAAATCAGAATCAGACAAAAAATCTATGGATCAGCTAATGCTAGTACTAGGCCTTTAGCTGAAACCTTATTTCTTAACCAAAGAGTAGCATTTGCCAGATTAGTTTCAGGGGTTAATATAAATGATGCCTCAAAACTTAGAGGTGATATTAAAGATATTATTATTTCTAATAATTTAACAGGCAATAAATTAGCCTCTAAATTTATTCTGTTTGCTGGTACCTCAGAACGCGATAGCGCTAATTTTACAAATGTATTATCTGAAGGTATTACCCGTGATGGTTCCTCAATCAATAACGGAGCTTATGGTTTAGGTGGATTAGATTTTGGTTTAAAACCTATGCCGGGTGTAACTTCTGTAGATATTAAATCTGAAAATAGGGGTTCCTTAAGAACAGCTAATATAAAAATTAAAGCCTGGAATACTACTCAATTTGATATAATTGATCTTTTATACCTAAGACTAGGATACTCAGTTCTTGTAGAATGGGGTAATGTTAGTTATGCAGATAATAATGGTGAAATTGAACCAACAAATTCATTTACTTTAGTTGATGAATTTCTATCAGGTGGACCTTTTCAAGGAGAAACCCCTCCTCCCATTTTTATAACTCCTTCAACATCTGCGGGAGAGGCAACAATTAACCAAAATATTTTTGGTACCATAACTAACCCAGCATCCTTAACAGATATCAATAATGCCCAATCAGAAGCTACTGTTACAGCTTTATTAGATAATATAGCTCTTTATAGAAAACAATCAGCAGGTAATTATGATGCTTTTTATGGTAAAGTAATTAACTTTAACTGGTCATTTGCTGAAGACGGTTCTTATGATATTGATTTAGAACTTAGAAGTGTAGGAGATGTTGTTGAAACACTTCGAATGAATGTTTTAATTAATGATCCAAAAACCGAAGAAGAACAACAAGAAGAAGAAACTACAGAGCTTGAATCTATTCAGGATTATAAAAATAAAAATCAATTTGGTAAATTTTTCTATAATATTATTAAAAAGATAAATAACCCTAGAAACTTTTTTGTACCTACTGTCCCTACTCCTAATGGCAATACAATATCATTAGGAACCGGAAACTTCTTTCTCCCTCAAGGACAAGTTAATTTTACTGGGCAGGTATTTAAAAATGGACTACTTAGTGAGGCTGTTACTGGTGAGGAAGATTCAACATTTTACTATATCCGTTTTGGTGCTTTACTTTATTTTATTCAAAATAATATACTTCCTATATATAAAAACGGGGCATCACAAACCCCAGTAATGTATATAGATTATGATACTGATACGAATTTAGCCTATTTTAATTCATTCCAACTAAGTGCTGATCCTAGAATATGTGTTATTAATACTACAATAAATGGAGTTTACGATAATAATCCTGAAGTTTGGTATTATAACCCAGTTGGTGATCCTTATGTTAGGGATATAGGTGGGATAAAAGTAGGTCAAATAATGAACATATATGTTAATATGTTTCATGTTTTACAACTTATAGATAATAATACCACTGATGGAGAATTATCTTTAATTGACCTTTTAACTAATTTATGTTCTGATATTTCTTTAGCATTAGGAGGAGTTAATAGTTTTGAACCTTTTATAGAAGAAGAAACTAATACTATTAAAATAATAGACCAAACCCCACTATCTGGAAGAGATTTAGTATTACCTAAGCTAGGAAAAAAATTAATTAAAGATACAACGGCTATACAGTTATATGGGTATAAATCAACTATAAATCCCGAAACTAAAGGTAGATCTTTTATAGGTAATTTTGTTAGAAATTATGGTATTAAAACTGAACTTACAAATGCTTTTGCTACTACAGTAACTATTGGGGCACAAGCTAGGGGAGCTGTTGTAGGAGAAAATTCTACAGCTTTATCAAAACTAAATGAAGGGTTAATAGATAGACTTAAACCTGAAGTAAATGATAGTCCTGGAGGTAATGAAAATCTTGACTCAATTCTTTTTAAATTTGAAACTAAAGATTCATCGGGTACTTATTTAAATCCTTTTACCCAAACCCCAACTGAAGAAGAAACAAAATTAGCCGAATTAGAAAAAAGATTTGCTACGGCTACCCAAGATTATTTTAAGTTTGCTAGAACAATTTGTAGTACAATTCTTCAACCACGACCCGAATATATTGAAAGCCAATTAAATACATATACTACAATTTTAACTAATTTTTTAAAATATTTAGAATCTAGAACGGCTATTCTTGAAAATAAATCTTCAGGAGCTGAAGGATTTTTACCAGTAAGTGTTGAACTTACTTTAGATGGAATTTCGGGAATTAAAATTTATAATGGTTTAAATTTAGATACTAGATTTTTACCTTCTAATTATCCTGAAACTATGGATTTTTTAGTAAGTGGTTTAGGTCATAGGATAGAAAATAATATTTGGACTACAAACTTATCAACAGTAATGGTCCCCAATAACACATCACAATCAGGTGGAACTTATACTATTGTGGCTGGACTTAAATTAGGCTCTACTACTTTAGGTTTTGATGATAGCACTATAGCAGACCCAGCCCCTATAATTAATCCTAATAAAATAGGATCAATTCCATACGGTAATTCTCTATTAGCTCAAAGCTTAGCTAAAAAAGGCTATAAAAACGCCTACCTCCCAGCAAAAGAACTTACAAGTATTGATTTTGCAATAGGGGGGGTAACAAGAAAACTCCATCCTTCCGCAGCTTCAGCTCTTAAAAGTTGGGTAAATGAATTAACTGCAAGTAGAATTCCATATAGAATTAGTAGTGCTTATCGTGATTATGCTCAACAAGCTAATTTATCAAAAAAACAAACAAATGCTGCGGGAGCAGGTTCATCTCCTCACGGTTGGGGTGGTGCTGTAGACTTTGGTAATTTATATTCTGCTGTAGGAGGTAGTACTAATCCTAGAATAAATTTAGATGGCAGAGCAACCTCATCAGCAAGATATGAATCTATAGCTTCAATTGGAGCTAAATATGGTTGGTATAATCCTTGGAGACTTAGTGATAATAGAGGTGTAGATGAGATATGGCATTTTGAATATTGGGGACCTGTTAAAAGTTAATTATGGCATACTATCCTAAATCTCAAGTTAAAACTAATTTATATGCTAATTTTGGAGAATATTTAATAAATTCTACAGGAGAACCTTATCAAGGTTTTTATTGGAAAAATTCTAAAAATGAATTTTATACTGGAAAAACCCCAAATGATGTACCTACCCAACAATTAACCCCTACTTTTGACCCAGTAAACGAATTTATATCACCAATCCCATCAAATCCAATTTCTGAAGTAGTTACCACTGATTTAGGGTATATTTTATCTAAGGGTATAAGTATAGGTAACATAAATAATTATAGAGCTTTACCTACTTACATTGCAACCCCCCCTACACAACAAGATTATCAGAATGGAGAATTTAGAAGATATTTTTGTAAAAAAGCAAATGAAATATTTTATTTAGAAATAGATAAAAACACATACGATAATTTAGTTGCGAAAAATCCCCAATACTTATGGCAACTATATCCTCCATTTAATTTACCTTGGCAAATAACTGGAATTCAAGAACAAGTAGCTCGTACTAATAAAAACATAGTAGATTTAACATCTCAAAGACTCAAATTACCTAGATTTGGAGATTACCTAAATAATAATTACCTTAAGTACTATAGATAAAGGGTAAATAAGTGTTTTGGTTAATAGAAAATAAAGGTCAACTAGAGGAGTTTTGCTATAAGGGTTTTAAAGAAGCGTTTGTGGAGATAATCCCATACTCT